GATTCAGACCACGCTCGATAGCATGAAAAAGCGTGTGAAGGATGCGGAAGAGGCCGCACAAAAGGCCGAGGAAGAAAAAGAGGCTGCGGAGGCCAAAGCAGACGCCAAAGACGAGGAAATCGAGGAACTGAAGGAAAAAACCTCAGAAGACGCGATCTCCACCCGCCTGGCGGATGTCATTTCCGCGATGGATTCTGCTGTGAAAATCGCAGGTAAAGAATTCACGAGCGATTCCGTCAATCCGTTGACCATCAAACGCCAGGCGCTCGACGCTGCGGGTATCAAGTGCAAAAAATACGCCTCGTGGGATAAAGCGCCAGAGGCGTATGTGAATGCCTATTTTGACGCGGAGGAGGAGCGCAAAGAGGCGGAGGATGAAGACGAAGAGCTCGAGCGTCAAAAAGCAAATGACTCCGTGCGCCGTATGGGCGGAGAACTGGGTAAAAAAGTGAAGCTCGGCGATGCAGAAGCTCAGCGCAATGCTGTCCGCCAGGCGTTTTTGGACAAGCGTTATGGCCGTAAAGAGGGCGAAAAATAATGGCAATTGCACAAAACGAATTCAATTTGTTCCGTGGCCGCGGTTATGAGGGGCAGGTATCCACTATCGAAGTGGCAGATATCAAATCCCGCATCGTGACTGGCGAATTCATCCCTTATGGCCGTGCGGTGGTTCGTGGGCCTGAAAAACGATCCTGCGCGCCGGTATCGGCCAGCAGCAAACCTGAAGACATCATCGGTTTTACCGTCCGTTCCATGGCTGAAGCCAGCCCAACGCCACCGAGCGAAAACGCCGAATATGCCATTGGCTACCCGGTTGATCATGTTGCATCGGTAATGCATCGCGGGCCCATGTATGCCCTGTGTGTTGATGGCGCTAAGGGCGGCGATGTGGTTGTGGTCATCACCAAGGCGGGGGAAAACCTCGGGCGGCTCACTGCTGGCGGTGATGGCGTGAAACTCGATTTTGTGAAGTGGGTGGATGACGTGGCGGCCGGTGAGATTGGGGAATTCCAGGCTGACGGTATTTTTGCTGCGCCTGAAGCTGGCGGCGGTGCGGGCGGTTAATCCCTGACGCCTCACGGAAAAAATTTTAATCTTCTGTAATTTAAGGAATAAATATGCCAAGAACTACGTTCGACATGTCGCCTACCGCTGCACTATCTTTTTTGGTGCAGCAGGCCGCATACATTGAGGCCGAGGTCTACCGCCTCGAATATCCGCAATTCAACTACAGTGGTCTGGTGCCACTGGACGACAGCGCGCCAGACTGGACCAAACAGGTTGTTTTCCGCTCGGTAGATGCACGCGGTGAACTGAAATTGTTTGGCCCGAACTCTACCGACGTGCCAACCGTTGATATCGCCATGAGCCAGGGTTTCCACGAAATCAAAACCGCAGCGTTGGGTTATACCTACTCGCTGGAGGAAATTGGTTTTGCGGCGCTCAATGGCGTCAATCTGGACGTGGAAAAAGGCCAGGCAGTGCGTGACATCGTAGAACAGGGGCTGAACAAGATTTATCTTCTGGGTCATGACGATGTTGGCGAAGGCCTCTTCACCAGCCAAAACGTCTCGAAAGAAGCCGCGCCGGCGACGCTGAAGCAATTGGTGGCAGAGATTCCAACGAAGGGCACTCAACCGATCATCGATCTGTTCGGTGCTGCCTACAACCAGGTCTATCTGAGCAACACCAAAACTGTGCACCGCCCATCCGACTTTGTTCTGCCGCCGGAGCAGATGCAGTTGCTGATGCGTACCATGCTGAACTCGGCGAACGCCTCTAACTACACGCTGCTGCAGTTCCTGCGGGAAAACTTCAAAGACATGGAGTTTACCGACGACCTGCTGCTGACAAAGGCAGATGGCGGCCATGCACAAGATCGCCTGATGACCTATAAGCGCGATATGCGCGTGGTGAAAGGCCATGATGTTATGCCACTGCAATTCCTGGCACCGGCAACCGCCGATAACATCAACTTCAAAGTTCCTGCGTTGTGCCGTACCGGTGGTACCGAATGGCGCATTCCGAAAGCGGCTCACTATGTGGAGGGTGTGTAAATGGCCGAGCTGATGAACTGGACCAACGCGCCGATTGTGGTGACTGACGAGCATGGTGAGCGTCACACGATCCCATCAATGGGAGAGGCGACCATTGACGGTGATTTTTCAAACCATCCCTATGTGAAATCTGGGGATCTGTCTCTCGATGGCGCTGTCGTGGCGCCAACCGCTGAATCGGTACCGAAAGGTGATGAATTGCAGCAGCTGAGAACACGCTATCAGTCGATTTTCGGCAAGCCAGCTCCGTCGGCGGCAAAAGCGGAAACGTTGCGTAAACGCATTAAGGCTTGGCAAGACGAGCAAGATGACGACAACGACGACAACAAGGACGAGGATTAATTTCCTCTGACCTCAGCACGCAACCCGCCCCAGTGGCGGGTTTTTTTATTGGAGGGTGCATGGAAATCAGTGCACAGATTATCGCGGATTTTAGGACGTACTACCCCGAATTCAAAGACACCACGAAGTGGCCTGATGACGAGGTTAAATTGGCGCTGGAAGAAGGTGACTCGGAAACCGGCAAGCGTTGGTTAGGGTACTACGACCGCCCCGCATCGATAAAAAAGCGCGGCATGTTCGCGTTTGCAGCTCACCGCCTGATCATGAGGCAGAGGGCACAGGGTGACGATGGGGAAAATGGTGATGTCGGGGCAGCATACGCCATTTCCGGTAAATCAGTCGGTGACGAGTCCACATCATACGCCGTGCCGTCCACCAGCATGCAGGATCAGGAAGTTAATGGTGATCTTCCGCTGACCGTGTACGGGGTTGAATTCTTGCGCCTGCGTCGTCGTGCAGGGACGGGAGCCTTGATGGTATGAGACTGCGAACTGAGGTGCGTGGCGGGAATAAAATCGCGCAGAAGTTGCGGCAAATACAGGCCCGCGTGATGGCGAAACGCCGGGTGCTGGTGGGGATACCTGCCGGGGCCGGGGTGTATGAAGATGGTGCGCCGATTGCTGTTATTGGTGCAGTGCAAGAATTTGGCTCAGCTGACGGCCGGGTGCCGGAACGCTCATTTTTGCGTGTCCCGCTTCGACAAAATCAGGACAACATTAAAAAAGCGTTTTCCGCGCTGGCAGGGCAAGTGACACGCGGGGAAATATCTGCATTCCAAATGCTGGATCAGGTTGGGGCGCGCGCTGCCGGCTATTGTCAGGAAGCCATTGAAGCCGGTATAGCACCCGCCAACGCCCCATCGACGATTAAGCAGAAAGGCAGCTCAACGCCGCTTATCAACCAAGGCATTTTGAAGGGCGCCATCACTCACGTCGTGGAGGACTGATCATGTTTGGTAATGGGCTGGACATGCGCGGCCACGTTGATTCGACGTTTAATTCGAAAATAGCCGGGGGTGTTCGGATCATTCGCCCTACTGCTGGCGGGTTCAATGGTCCGGGCGGTGTATGGGAAGACGGTGAGGCGAGCAAAATCGAATTGTTGCGCGTTAACGTGCAGCCGGCACGCTGGAAAGACATGCAGTTTTTGATCGGCCAGGGCGGCACGGCAAATCCCCAGGATGCGCGTGTAGTGCATATCAATGACGGGGTGAACTATCTCTACCCGGACGATGCCGGGAAATTTTCCGACATGCTGGAGTTTTCCGACGGATTAGCTGTGCGGCTTTGGCGGGTAATGAGCTGCGACAACCGGCCTTGGCGCAATTTCTGCCGTGCGATCGTTGAACGTTATCGAGGGGCTGGCTGATGCGCGAAATTGACGATATGAGGGTACAGATTCAGGCGCTGGTGGCGATGGCAGCGGGGATGAGCACTGATGCCGTGATTCTCGCCGATCAGGGGCGCTCTGCTGATGCGTTCGGCCTGTCCCTGTACGCAACCTATAACCTGATACCGATACGGGCGTATGGCCAGGTGCGAATCCAACGCGAGGTGGTGGCGCCGATTGAAGAAGTGGATCCGTCACTGGGTGTTGATTGGACAGATTTCAATGAAACCGCATGCTCAGCGCTTGAATTAATGATCTCGGTGAATTTCTTTAATGCTGGGGCGGCGCAGGCAGCGATGATGTTGCAAAATGCCAATTTCCGCTTACCCGTCAGCCAATACCTCTTCCAAAACAAAATAGCCTGGCGCTATGCCAGCACCCCCAGAAATCTCAGTGCGCTGTACCAAGCCGGGATCCAGCAGCGCTACCAATCCGATATTCAGCTTTTTGTAGAGCACTCGGTTTCGTACAGCGTGTTGCGAGCCGCGGGCATCGAAATTATCACCCACGAATAACAGGAGATAGCGCAGATGGCCTATCCAGTTGACGAAATTATCCCGATCAATTTGATCCTCACATCGGCGGGCCTCGGCTACGCCAACTTTTCCAGCGCCTTTATTTTTGCTGACGCAGATGATCTTGCTGGCAGCGTTCCGCCTGGCACGCTTCTCACAGAGGAAAAAAAGCCGTTAAAAACGGAGGACGACAAATTTCTTGTTAAAGAAAATGCGGATCCTTTGGTGAGAAATGCTGATTTTGAGCCAGACACCTATCGCGATTATGCCGACATCGACGAGCTGCGCATCGATTTCAACGTCGACAGTGACGTTTACATCATCGCGAAGCGCTATTTCGCTCAAATTCCGAAGCCGCCGCAGGTTTCGGTCTGGATGAAAAATCCAAAGGACGAATCGCTTGAAGTGACGGCATCGAAAGCGAACGAAGCCGCCTGGCGGTATCACTACTTCTTTAAAAATAAAGATCTGACCGACGTTGCGGTGCTCACAGCTATGAGCGACTGGAGTGATGCGGCAGAACACCCAATTTGGTTCACGTCAGGGGATGACAAGGCGCTTGATCCACAGGCTGATGATGCATTGGCGATGTTGGCCAAAAAGGGTAATCGCCACATGTTCGGCGGTTACAAGGCAAAATCGTCAACTGACCCATCACAGGCGTATGCCATGGTTCAGCTGGCCGCAGCCTTCCATAAATTCCGCCCGGTAGGAACCAACACATCGATCACTGGTGAATATCAGGTGTTGCCAGGCATCACCGGCGACGATTTGAAAACCACGGGTTATACGGCGTTGAAAGCCAAAAAGGCCGTTTTCTTCACGCAAATTGAACTCGCCGGCCAGGTAGATAACAGCCGCGTAATCAACAGCAGATCGATGTCGTCTTACGATGAATTTATCGATGATGTGGTTAACCTCGATGTACTGAAAAATCATCTGCAGGTAGACGGTTATAACTACATTGCGAATGTTGGCACGAAACGTGGGCTGACGCCACGCGAGTTTGGCGGCCTGTTGGATGCTCTGGGTAAAACGTGCAAACGTTTTTACGACAACGGCGTATTGGGCACAGGTTCATACACCGACAGGGATGATGGGTTAGAAAAGGTGGCCCGGTTCGGCTTCATTATCCGTTCAAAGCCTGAGGACGTTTTAAAACTCACCTCAGCGCAGCGCAAAAAGCGTGTTTACCCACCAGCCGATATTCTGGTGATCTTGTCCCGCGCCGGCCATGTCGCCGAAATCAACATTACCGTGGAGTAATTTTTTATGACGATGCACAGATATGGTGCGGATGGCGCCAATTTGACAGTTTTCGGCATCCCGTTGGATGAGTTTGGCGACACAGATCCTCCGATCACGATTGAAGACCTGGAGCCGCGTGCCGCGCTGAAACGCGGTATCGGTGGCACATCCGTTCGACTCGACAACAAAACGCGCGCCAAGCGCCTTACAGTCAATCTGTTGCCGGGATCGGTACAGGTGCGCCAGCTGCTCGCTGCCGAAAAGTCCGGCATTGATGCGACGTTCACATTTTCCCAGAGCGGGACGGATGAATATTGGGCCGGTTTTGACGGCGTAATGGTGAACCGCGGGCAGGCTACCAGAGCGGGTAAAAGCAGCGTGTCCGATGAGCAGTTTGTCTTTGAATTTGCAGATGGCGAGGAAACCTGATGGGGCGCAATATTTCGGTAGAAATTAACGATGTTATTTACAGCGGTGCCACTGCGCCGGCGAAAGATCAAGTTGAGATGTTGCAGCTTGCTTCGCGATGTGGCCTGCTACCGGCGATTTCAGACACTGTGACAAACATGGGGTTGGCGGCCAGCTTGTCGGCGGTGGACGCTGTCAGCTTTAATCGGCTGAAAGTGCTGTGCCTGACGAACGGCAAGATCGTTCGAGAGGTAGACAATATCCCGGTCGCTGAAAATTTGTTCCAGGATGAAATCCATTATTTCATGGTGCTGGTAGGGAGGGTGTTAAAGGAGAATATTGGCCCTTTCTGGCGACTCAGCA